TAAATATTTATCAATAAAATAAATTTATAAACAAAACAAACTAATGGCAACAAACAGCAAAGTATTCGTATCTCCAGGGGTATATACTTCAGAAGTTGATTTAAGTTTCGTAGCACAAAGTGTTGGTGTAACAACATTAGGTATTGTTGGTGAGACACTTAAAGGTCCAGCATTCGAACCTATCTTTATACGAAATTTCGATGAATTTACAAACTTATTTGGGGGGACATCTCCTGAGAAGTTTATTAATACACAAATACCTAAGTATGAAGCTTCGTATATTGCAAAAGCTTATTTACAACAATCTAATCAATTATTCGTGACAAGAATATTAGGTTTGTCAGGATATGATGCGGGACCATCTTGGTCATTAATTACTAAAGCGAATGTTGATTGTACAACTATCAAATTTAAATGTTTGAGTTCAACAACAGTCAATTGTGAATTAGATTGTGTTTTATTCGAAACAATTCCTTTTTCAATTCCTTTTACAGGTTGTACTTTTTCAAATAATGGTGTTATAACGACCACTGTTGGTATTACTAATAGGTCATTAATTCCTTCTCAAATTTCAGGTAAAATAAATTCTCAGTTTGAAATGTTCGATGGAAGTACTTCTACAATTGATTCATTTTTAAACAATCAAATGTCTGATGTTGTTGGGAATACAAGTACTTCGGGTTCTTCGATTTATTATTATGGTACAATTCCAACAGAAGATTATAATGTATTGGTGTATGACGGTTATTCTGCATTGACAAATGTTTATGAGGTGGATAATGTATGTTCCGATTTGGCTAACTATTGTACTCCCCAAAATGACCCATGGTATTATTCTTTATTTGATAACATCGGAGGTGGAGAATATTCTGGTAGTTCTTTTTATACAACTATTAAAGATTTAGCAACAATTGACACATTATCAACTTGTGCCTCTTTTTATTCATTATCTGTTAGTTCATCAACAGTTTCAACTACTTTTGGTAATATAAATTATAATACAAGAACAATTAATGTCGTATTACCTTCTACTACACCAACTTCAGGATTAACATCCTTGACTGTTATGTATAGTGCTTGTACAACGGGTGTTACAGTTAATGGGATACAACAACAAAGTTCGGGAACACCTCAAAACTTCTCAGCGGGAACTAAACCATATGTCTTAATACCTCAAATGGGAACCTCATTAACTTGGACGGTAAATGTTACAATTGATAATCCTTGTAATCCAACAATTTCAGGTAATACAGGTAATAATAATACCGGAGGAATTCAAGTTTGTTATTCAGGTAATTTGGAGGGGGTTTTATATGTGTTTGATGGTTTATCTTATACTGATTTTGATGATTTAGTAGTCGCTACTTTACGTTCAAGAGGTATTGCAACTTATGGGACTAATAGTGATGGACCTCTTTATCAAGTATCAGGTTTAACTGATGTTACTTTAGATTGTACCTCATCCACATATTCTAATTTATTAAAAAACCCATATTCAAAATTTGGTATTAATGTAACCGATTACGAAGGGAATACTTTTTCTTTTGAAACGTCTTTGTCAGAATCTGATTCTAAATATATCTCAAAAGTATTTGGTTCCTCAAACTTTGGGAAACCAAGAACAACGGTTCCTTTGTTTGTTGAAGAAAAATTCCAAACATTACTTAATTACGGATATAATAAAGGTTATATTAGAGGATTAAGTTGTGATTTAGTTGCTCTTCCAAGAGCGGCAGGGGAAAATTCTGACCCATCATCTTTAGGTTATTACTTAGAAAGGTATCAAACTCCGGTTTCTCCGTGGATTGTTTCAGAACTTAGAGGTAATAAAGTGTTTAATTTGTTTAGATTCATTACTATTTCAGATGGTAACGGTGCAAATGTTGAAGTTAAAATATCAATTGCTAATATGACATTTAATAATTTAACTTTTGACATTTTAGTTAGAGATTTTTACGACACTGATAACAATCCTGTAGTAATTGAGAAATTTACAAATTGTTCTATGGACCCTAATGATAATTCATTTATTGCGAAAAAAATAGGTACTAGTGACGGGGAATATGAGTTGAATTCAAAATACATTATGGTGGAAATGAATGAAGATGCTCCGATTGACACTTTACCTTGTGGTTTCCAAGGTTTCAAAATTAGACAATATGGGTCATCAAAATCTCCATTCCCAATTTTTAAAACTAAGTATGATTTTCCTGGTGAAGTAATTTTTGACCCACCATTTGGATTAAGGTCAGGAGCTAATGACTCTATATTGAGTGCGGGAGATAATGTTCGTAGAACCTACTTAGGAATTTCAACAGGAAATGGTGCTGGTTATGATGTTGATTTCTTTCAATATAAAGGAAAACAAAAACCGTTAAATTTGTGTATTGATAGTGACGCATCTGATTGGCCAATTTTGACAAAAGGTTTCCATATGGATAAAGACGCTAATAATATACTAATTTCAAATGCGTATACAACAAGTGGAGCACCGGCTTATTATGTTGGTGACGCAACATTTACTTCTGACCCAACAAGTGAATCAAGTCCTTATTATAGAATATACTCACGTAAATTCACATTATTAGTACAAGGTGGTTTTGATGGTTGGGATATCTATAGAGAAAGTCGTACAAACACTGATACATTTAAATTAGGTAGAAGAGGTTACTTAAATGGTAGTTGTCCGGACCCTATTAAATACCCTACTGCAACCGGTTGGGGTGCTTTCAAACAAATCACAGTTGGTAACAATAGTGTTGATTTTGGTAATTCTGATTACTACGCTTATTTATTGGGACAACAAACATTCTCAAATCCTGAAGCGGTTAATATTAACTTATTTGTAACACCTGGTATTGATTATGTTAATAATTCTGACTTAGTAGAATCTGCTATTGAAATGATAGAGTTTAACAGAGCAGATTCATTATATATTTGTACAACACCGGATAGTGACTTATTTATTCCGAGTCCTGACCCAAGTGCGTTAATCTACCCACAAGAGGCGGTAAATAATTTAGAAGAAACGGGTATTGATTCTAACTATACGGCAACTTATTATCCTTGGGTGTTAACAAGAGATAGTGTAAATAATACACAAATCTACTTACCACCAACAGCTGAGGTTATGAGAAACTTAGCATTAACCGATAACATCGCATTCCCTTGGTTCGCTGCGGCAGGTTATACAAGAGGTATTGTAAATTCAATCAAAGCGAGAAAGAAACTTACTCAAGAAGATAGAGATACTCTTTACCAAGGTCGTCTTAATCCAATTGCAACTTTCTCTGATGTTGGAACAGTAATTTGGGGTAATAAAACTCTACAAATTGCTCAATCAGCACTTGATAGAATAAATGTTAGAAGATTATTACTTCAAGCTCGTAAATTGATTTCGGCAGTATCTGTAAGATTATTGTTTGAACAAAACGACCAAAAAGTAAGACAAGATTTCTTAGATGCGGTTAATCCTATCTTAGACGCTATCAGAAGAGATAGAGGTTTATATGACTTCCGTGTAACAGTTTCGTCTGACGCAGCTGATTTAGACAGAAATCAAATGACAGGTAAGATTTACATCAAACCAACCAAATCGTTAGAATTTATAGACATTACATTCTATATTACTCCGGCGGGAGCTTCTTTTGAGAATATATAATAAATAAAATTATGACTCATCTTATGGTGAGTCATAATTAAGCCTTATAATTATAATATGTTAAAAACTAAAATACTCGAAGGTATTGATGAGTACGGAGCACCGGATGAAAAATATTATGCTTTCGATTGGGATGATAATATTGTATCAATGCCAACTAAAATAATATTAAAAGATGAGGAGGGTGATGAGGTAGGAATGTCTACTGAAGATTTTGCAACTTATAGAGAAGAAATAGGTAAAGAACCTTTTGAATTTGACGGACATACAATTGTTGGATTTGCTGAAGATGCTTACAAATGGTTTGGTGTTAAAGGTGATAAACAATTTATTGTTGATGCTATGACGGCTAAACCGGGACCGGCTTGGACTGATTTTGTAGAAGCAATAAATAATGGTTCAATCTTTTCTATTGTAACAGCAAGAGGACACACACCATCAGTATTAAAAGAGGCTTGTTATAATTACATTGTTTCAAATATGAATGGTATAGATTCTAATGAATTGGTTAGAAATTTAGAAAAATATCGTGATTTGGCGGATGAAGAAAATGTGTCTAAAAGAGAAATGATACGTGAATATTTAGATTTATGTAGATTTTATCCTGTTACTTATGGTGAAGGTTCGGCAACAAATCCGGAACAAGGTAAAATCAAAGCTTTAAATGAATTTGTTAAATATGTTAAAGAAATGTCTAATTATATTCAGAAAAAAGCTTTCTTAAAAAATAAGATAAGTAATTATTTTGTACCAAAAATAGGTTTTTCAGATGACGACTTAAAAAATGTGGAAGTTGTTAAAAAACATTTTGGAAAAGACCCAGATAATATAGTTAAAGTATATTCAACAGCAGGAGGAATTAAAAAAGAATATTAAAATAATTATTATAAATAAAAAACTATTAAATAATTAATTATAATAACTAGGATTTCTAGAATTATAAAAAATTTAATTATAAAAGTCAAGAGAAAAAAATTAAATAGGTAATATTTATAATAAACAAGATAAAAAAATAAAAATTAAAAACAAATAGACAATGGCCGATTTATTAATGAAAATGCCCATACCGTATGAACCAAAAAGAAATAATCGTTTTATTGTGCGATTTCCATCTTCGTTAGGTATTAATGAGTGGTTTGTTGAAGCGGCAGCTAGACCTCATATTACAATAAACGCGGTAGAAATACCTTTTTTAAATACCTCAACATATGTGGCAGGTCGTTTTACTTGGGGTAAACTAAATGTTACTTTTAGAGACCCAATTGGACCATCGGCATCACAAGCTCTTATGGAATGGGTTCGTTTATGTGCCGAGTCTGTTACAGGTAGAATGGGATATGCTGCAGGATATAAAAAGAATGTTGACCTTGAGATGTTAGACCCAACAGGTGTAGTTGTTGAAAAATGGATATTCGAAGGAACATTTTTAGATGATGTCAATTTCAATACTTTAGGTTACTCAGACGATAAGTTATCGACAATCTCAGCTTCATTACGAATGGATAGATGTATACTCGTTTACTAATTTTTTAACATACCCTTTACATGCAAAGGTAAAATCCATATATATATCGTATAATACGGTAATGTATGGATTTTACTTTTTTCACAACTAATAGTAAATCGGGATATAAGACAACAGAAAAATGGTTGTGGAAATATCAGGAGGGAATATATCATTTAATGTTTATATAAAAAAAACATTACTTATTATTTATAATAAAAAGAAAATTATATGGATGCAAATTTAATAAAAGCGGGTACTGAAAATTTTACTCTACCTCACGACATTGTTCAATTACCCTCCGGGGGGATTTTTTATAAATCAAAAATTAAATCAGTCAAAGTTGGTTATTTAACAGCTAGTGATGAAAATTACTTGATAGGTTCGTCTCGTACTTCAGATAATATTATTTTGACCTTACTAAGAAATAAACTTTACGAACATTCTTTAAGACCTGAAGAACTTTTAGATGGTGATATTGAAGCTATATTAATATTTTTAAGAAACACTTCTTTTGGACCAGAATATAATATTAATTTAACTGACCCTCAGACAAATAAACCATTTACAACAACAATTCTTTTAGACGAATTAAATATTAAAAAAACTGAATTTAAACCGGATGAGGATGGAACATTTACAACTAAATTACCAAAATCAGGTGTTACAGTAAAATTAAGACCAACAAATTTGAGTGATACTGTTGATTTGGACAAAATGGAATCAGAATACCCACAAGGTAGACAATTTCCTAAAATAACTTTGAAATTATTAAAACACGTAATTGAGGTCGATGGTAATACTGATAGGTCAAAAATAAGTTCATTTATTGATACATTACCAATTATGGATTCTAAATATATAAGAACTTTTTTAAGGGACAACCAACCTTCATTGGACCTTAAAAGAACTGCAATCGCCCCATCAGGAGAATTGGTATCTTTCGAGATTACCTTTGGGGTGGACTTTTTTCGGCCTTTCTTCTAATCACAGACAATTAATTTTAGAAGAATACTTGTATTTAACAAAAACGATAAATTTATCCTATTCTGATTACCAAACAATGCCTACGTA